ACTTTGACGTAGTAAGAAATCTAAAAGACAAATATATAATAAGACGCAAAGGCGCAGATTCCGCACATAGCGGATATATCTATAAGGATAACGGATTGATGTATCTCTTTACCTCTGGAACGTCTTTCGAGGCAGAGAAAGGATATAACCCGTTTATGGTTTACGCTCATTATATCCACAACGACGACGGGAGCGCTGCGGCTGTAGATTTATACAAGCAAGGATTTGGCGAGCGTAAAGAAATAGATTCGCCTTTAGACGTTACCCTAGAGGATAAAGAGGTATGCGTAAATACAGAGTTTCCTCTAGAAATATTCCCTTTAGAATTACAGCACTACATACTAGAAAGGCATAGAACGCTAAAGCAATCTATTGACTATATGGGTTGCAGCTTGTTATTTTTAACCTCTATAATAGTAGGTAATTCACAACAGATAAAAATAAAAAACGGTTGGAATGAAACGCCTAGCATTTGGCTTTCTCTAGTTGGAAAGGCAGGGGTAGGAAAGACGCCATCGATTAAGGGTATTACATTCCCTTTAGATAAAGCAAATAGCACAGAGATAAAGCGCTATATAGTAGCAGAGGCAAAGTTTGACGAGTTTAACAATATGGACGCCAAAGACAAGGCTTTAACAGAGCCAGTTTATAAGCCAAAGAAAACGCAATTTTTAGTTAACGACGTAACCCTTGAGGCGCTCGTAGAATTACACAACGAAAATACAAACGGTATAGGGGTTTTAAAAGACGAGCTTGCAGGTTTCTTTAAGGATATGAACAAATACAGGGAAGGCGGAGATATGGAGCATTGGCTTTCGTCTTGGAGTGGTGGCGAGATTAACCTAAATAGAAAGACAGCAAAGAGTAGCTTTGTAGAGCGTGCTTTTTTACCTATCATGGGCGGAATACAGCCGAGCATATTAGACGGATTCCAAACTGAGGAGAACAAAAGCAACGGATTTATTGACCGTATGCTATTTAGTTACCCAGAGTTAGAGGTAGAGGATTTCGTAGACGAGGAGATTAAGCAGGATTTACTAGAATGGTACGATACATTTATTATTAAATTCTACGAGTCTACTAAAAGAAATTTAAGACTAGGCGAGGGGAACGTAGTAGAGGCAGTAACCGCAGAGTTTACTCCAGAGGCTAAAATAGAATACAAGCGAATCCACAAAGAGATTACCGCGATGCAAAAGTCGGAGGATATAGCAGAGGCAAATAAATCTATGCTACCAAAAATGAAAGCCTACGTCGCTCGATTTGCATTACTAATTAATACCCTAGAGTCTCAAAAAAATACAGATATACATAAGGACGAGGTCGAGAAATCTAGCGTTTTAAAAGCGGAGAAGTTAGCGCATTATTTTATAGATATGGCTAATAAAATAAAAATAGAGAGCGCCGAGCGCACTAAAATAAAATCTAGCTTTGATAATAAAAAAGATGCTTACACTAATTTTAAAAGTATCTACACAAAAAACCCCGACGTATCTCAAAAAGATATTGCGGATATGCTAGGCAAATCTATACGAACAACACAGAGATATATAACAAAATTTAACAAGGAGAAATGATAAAAACAGGTAGTGATTTTAGCGGAGTGGGTGCTTTTGACCAAGCTTTAAGAAAGCTAGGTATTAACTACCAGACTATATATGCTTGTGATTGGGATAAATACGCTAGGCAAACATATATTGAGAATTATGGGAAACCAAAGTATTTTCCCAAAGATGTTTATGATAGAGAAATACCAAAAGAAAGTTTAGATATATATATGACCTCGCCACCTTGTCAAGCTTTTAGTCTAGCAGGCAGTCGTAAAGGCGAAGACGATAAACGAGGTATCTTGTTTTATAACTCGCATGAGTTTATACAAAAAAATAAACCTAGATATTTTATATTTGAAAATGTAAAGGGTTTATTAAGTGATGCAGGCGGTCTAACTTTTAAAGTTTGGCTAGATATGTTAGGGGGTAAATCTGTAAATGGTAACCCAGTTTTGTTTCCAAATGAAAAATCAACTCCATATCATATATATTGGCAAGTGCTAAACGCAAAACACTATGGTGTTCCACAAAATAGAGAAAGGGTTTTTATTATTGGTATAAGAGACGACGCAGACAATACCTTTAGGTTTCCAAAAACACAACACCTAACTAAAAAACTTAAAGATGTTTTAGTGAATAATGTAAATGATAAATATTTTTTAAGTGAAACTAACAACAAAAGAGTTAACCAAAACTATAATAAGCATAAATACACAATAGAAAAAGGGGATTTTATGGATAGCTACAACCAAACAATACATAAATATGTATCGCCAACAATCACCACAAGAGTATCTGCTAGTGCTTGCAATCATATATTTGAAGATGTTTTTATTTTAGGTTATACAAGAGATGCAAATGGAAAGATTGTAAAAAGAAACAAATTAAACTATTCAAATACTATACATACTTCAACAGGTGGGGGTGGTAATACAGACCAATTTGCAAGTGTAAATAACAAGATAAGACGTTTAACACCTAGAGAGTGCTTTAGGCTAATGGACTTTCCAGATACTTTTAAATGGAGTGTTTCAGATACCCAAGCGTATAAGCAAGCAGGTAACTCTATTGTGGTTAATGTGCTTGCAGAAATTATAAAAAAATTAAAACTATGATAAAAAAAGAATGGCGTTTTATGCAGACGCCAAAAGAGAAAGCTACAAGATTAGTGAAATCGTTTTACGTTATAACTACGACTAGCAAAGAGGCGAAACAATGCGCAAAAGTACATGTCACTTTGATACTAGAGAGCGAGATACTAAAGCCGTCTAATAATCAAACTATAGAATATTATCAAGAAGTATTAACCCAAATAAATAAGCTATGAAAAACCAAACCAACCGCTACAGATTAACAGCAAAGGAAGAGGCTAGTCTTTTAGAGATGCGAGCGAAAGCCGAAAAAAGTAGAGTCCTAGTAATAGGAGATATACATTTGCCATTTGAACGTAAAGACTACCTACAATTTTGCAAGGACACATACAAAGAGTATCAATGTAATAGAGTTGTTTTTATTGGCGATATAATAGATGCCCATTGGTCAAGCTTTCACACTACAGACCCCGACGGACTAGGAGGAGGCGCAGAGCTAGATATGGTAATAGAGCAAGTAAAAGATTGGTACAAAGCCTTTCCAGAGGCTGAGGTTTGTATAGGTAACCACGACGCTATAATAATGCGAAAGGCTTTCGATAGTGGCGTTCCTAAAATATGGATAAAAGAGTTTAACGACGTTTTAAAAACGCCTAATTGGCAATGGGTAACGGATACCTATATCGACGGCGTTAGGTATGTGCATGGGCATAAAAGCTCTAAAGCTAGAACGGCAGCGCGTAGGGATATGGTCTCCACAGTTACAGGGCATTTTCACACAGATTTTTATATAGATTATATGTTTGGAAAGACTAGAGCTATATTTGCTATGGCTGTAGGGTGTGGAATAGACGACTCTCAGTATGCTTTTGCTTACGCCGCAGGAGGTAAAAAGAACGCTATCGGTTGCGCTGTAGTATTGAACGGCGGAGAGACTCCGATACTAGTTAAAATGAATCTAGAAAAATATAAGGATTAAAATTTGCAATACATAAAAATAAATATTAACTTTAAGCCAAATTAATGGATATAGAAATAACAGACAGCAGGAAAGACCACTACTATTTAACAATTAACAAGATAAAACTAGGCGAGTTTGAACGTTCAGACCTGCGCCACTTAATAGAGAAAATCGATAACCAAATATAAATAACTATGAAAGTAACAGGAAAGATTACAAAAGTGTTAGATACACAAAAAGGAACGTCCGCATCGGGCAAAGATTGGCAAAAGCTATCTTTTATTTTAGAGACTACAGAGGACTATAACAACCTCTATTGTTTTGAGGTATTCGGAGACGAGAAAGTAGAGCAGTTTTTGAAATTTAATAAAGTCGGGCAAGAGGTAGACGTGAGTTTTAACGTACAAACAAACGAGTATAAAGGAAAGTATTATACTAGCTTGCAGTCTTGGAAGATATTTAAGGCAGAGGCAGGGGAGACAGCTCCAGAGGTAGCTCAAGAGGAGGCAGACGATTTGCCATTTTAATAATTTGGGGAGTTAGCGCTCCCCTTTATTTTTTACATATATGAAAGACAAAATACTAGAGGATTTAAAAGCAGAGTTTGACGCACGCTCGGAGGCAGGGATAAAAAAATATAATACTACCCTAGAGGATAACAACAGAGACGATTTTCTGCAACACTTAAAAGAGGAGTTAATGGACGCCGCTTTGTATATCCAAAAGCTGCAATCTGTAGAGCCGAATTACTGTAAGTGTAATATAACCTATACACTCAATGAATGATAGCGGAGATATTACAGCAAAGTTTACAGCTACAGAAAGAGCTATCGACGAGCTACAACAGCCGACTATTGAAATCGAAAGAACTCGCAACGCAATACGAGAAACTCAAAAACGAAACGACGGAATTAGAGCAGAGCTTGAGGCAGTACAAAAAAGAATTGAGAAAGGTTATAAAGCAATACGAGAAAGCTCAAACGGGGAGCAGAGAATTGCAGAGGCTAAAAAAGAAATCTCAAGACTTGGCGGACTCATTGCTTGGCAAGACAACCGCAGCAAACAATTTAAAACAATTATCGAAAGGGGTTATTAATAATAAGCATATACTAGAGTGATTAAACTCAGACCATACCAAAACGAGATTATCGAATCCTTGCGCAACTCATTTAAAAGAAACCGCAGGACTATACTTTGCGCTCCGACGGGCGCAGGTAAAACGATAATGTTTACTTACTTAATTAGTGAGCATTTAAAGCGTGGAGGTAACGTCCTAGTATTAACTCATAGGAGCGAGCTACTTAAACAGGCAGGTAGCTCATTCGAGAAATTCGGACTCACTCCCGTATATATTACGAGCGGCTCAAAGCCAGACCTACAGGCAAAGCTCCATGTTGGAATGGTCGAAACAATAGACAGACGCAAAGAAACCTATACAAATTTCCTAGCGTCTAAAAGCCTAGTAGTAATTGACGAGGCGCACTTGAATATCTTTACTAAGCTACTAGAGTATATTAATCCGCTTGCTTATGTAATAGGTGCGACGGCTACTCCAGAGCGAAAGGGAAAGGCTGCCGTATCTCTTGACGAGTTTTACACCGCCATAGTACAACGAATAGATACACCCGAACTTATTAAAATGGGTTTCCTATCCTCTGCCAATAGCTACGGCGTGCCAATAGATACCAAAGGACTAAAGCGCACAGGAGCGGATTACGATACCGCAAGCTATTACGAGGATAACAAAACATATATCGGAGTCGTAGATAACTGGGTACGGTTAACAGAGAATACAAAGACCTTACTATTTGCATCGAATGTAAACAGCTCTAAGGTCGTTTGCGCTCAATTTAATGCAAGAGGTTACGAGGCAAAACATATCGACGGAAACACCCCTAGAAACGAGCGAGAGGCTATCCTACAATGGTACAACGAAACACCGAAAGCTATTATCTGTAACTGCGGTATATTAAACGCAGGGTTTGACCAACCAGACATCGAGACTATAATACTATATAGAGCTACAACCTCACTCCCTTTATTCCTGCAAATGTGCGGACGAGGCTCAAGGACTACAGACAAACTAAACTCGTTTAATATCCTAGACTTTGGCAATAACATCAAACGGCTAGGGCATTGGGAGAATCCTAGAGACTGGAGTCTAAAAAAGAAACTTACAAGAGAGCAACCTGCGCCTGTAAAAGACTGCCCGAAATGTAAAGCTATACTATTAGCCTCTGCAAAAGTCTGCCCTTATTGCGAACATAAATTTATAAATAAAAAGGAGGCAGAGATTGCTAGGCTAGAGCTAATTAAAAACGAGGTAATTAAAAACTACAGAGATATGTCAAACTCAGAGCTTGCGCAGGCGGTACATGACAAATACATAACGGCGGCGTGGGTATTGCATCGTAAAACTTGCAGGCTAGACGCTAGAGATTTCCTTGAGGCGGTAGGATATAAAAAGAGTTTTGAGTATGTAAATAAAAAAAGATTTAAAGTTTTTAGTTAATTAGCCAAATGTTAAAGTTTTGTTAAAATTTGTTAATACTATTGTTTATAACTAATAAAAGGCTGTATATTTACAAAAACAAAAATAATTAACTAAAACAAAACATTATGAAAGCAGTTACAAGACAACAATTTAGAGACTTAGAGGGAACAGAAATACAAAAATACTCTTGGTACATTAAGGGAGCTAATTTACAACAAGAGGTCGCTCTGTATGAAAGAATAACAAGAGATTTAAAAAAGATATACCAAATAGTAAAATAAAACCAACAGGGGAGCGTAACAACTCCCCTTTTTAAAACTAAAACAAAATTAATACTATGAAAAACTTACTACAAACATTGAGACCAGATTTAAAGGATAAGCTATCTTTATTAAACGAAGAGTATCCATTTACAGCGCATCGCATTATTAAAGACCTAGAGGCTACTAATAACGTTTACGACGTTACTTTTTTAACTATGGCAACTATGCAGAAATTTCTAGGGGTTAACCTAGACGATTTTTACTTTATATTTGAGCCAGATGTTGAGCGAGGTTAAAATACAAACGCAGATTTTCCAATGGCATTGGAATAGCTACCCCACAGAGCGAGGTTTACTTTGCTATAACCTAAACAACTCGGCTAATAAAATAGACGGCAATAGAAACAAAGCGCTCGGATTAATCAAAGGGCGCTCCGATATGGTTTACTATTATCAAAGCTCTGCCTATATGATTGAGTTAAAAAACGCTAAAGGAAAGCAAAGCAAAGAGCAAATACTATGGCAGGAACTATTAGAGTCTCAAGGATTCAAATACGTAGTTATCCGCAGCCTAGAGGAGTTTAAACAATTTAAGGAACAACTATGTTAAAAACAATTAGAGACGCAGTACAAAGAGTAACAAGGCTAAGTATAAACAAGGATACACGAGCGAGGGAGTATGTTATGGCTAGGTGCCTATATTATCACTTTGCTAAAGAGTTAACTAAAAAGTCACTTACTGAGATAGGAGCGTCAACGAAACACAATCACGCTACAGTAATACACTCGCTTAAAAAATTTAATGTACATTACAAATTTGACGAGGATTTTAAAAAGCATTATAATATTTTAGTTAGTATATTACAGCCTACTCCCTCCGCCGAAGATATTATTGCAGAGGTCGGCTCGATTGACGAGGTAATAAAACAGAGGCAGGAATTAATAGAGGCAAATATAAAACTAGCATTAAAGATTAAAAAGCTAAAAGAAAACCTCCCCGATTTCGATAAGTATTTCGAGGGCATACCAGAGGAAAGAATTCAATTTTTTATTAATAACCAAATGAGCGCCTTTATAAAAATGGAACGCGCTACACTAAAAAAGCAACAAAGTTATGAGCAAGCAAATGCCAAAATTAGAGAAACAAAGCAAACCGCTAAACAAGCAAGTTTTGAGGAAACGGGTATCCGAGTTAGAGACAAGGCTATCAAATCTACACTCCCTTGTTAAAGATATAGCACACAATCAAGAGGCAATAGTAACCGCATTATCGTCAAACGAAATCAAAGACGTAGACGAGGCAGAAAAAACCGAATAGCATGAATTACGACCTAATAGATAACATCGAAGTAGACGGGATAGATACAAACGACTATCCCGACTTTTGCGACGCTTTTATAGTCTCGGCAGACTACGACGGCGAGGCAATGACAGATGAGCAGCTAGAGGCTTTAAACGATGACTACAGCTTTGTCCACGACTGCGTATATACACATTTGTTTTAAATGACGATACCCGTAATATTCGACAACCCTCACGTATTTTTTGAGGAGGCTACAAAACAAAACTATACAGATGCGCACGATTTATTCTACCGCAGTATGGTAGAGTATTTACTAGACGAGTCTATACAGTATGTATGTACGTTTATTTATAACGATTACGAGAAGTATTTATTCGAGCCACAATCCGAAGAGGACGAGATAATACTCTCCAGAGATGCCCTGCTTTACTTTGAATATATCGAGGAATACGAGACCTGTCAATTAATTTTTGAGGTTTTAAACGAATAAATTTGGAGCGTATATATAAAAAGCTTTACATTTACAAAAAACAATAACAAAACTATGAATTTAAAAGATACACTAGACAGACTCTTTGACAAAGACCTAGGTTTAACTCACGAGCAAAGAGATAAGATAATCACAATTATAGGCGACCATTCTCAATACGAATGGAGCGCAGGATTTCAACAAGCTAAACAGCCAATATAATGAACTGGACTCTACAAATAACTTTCCATTATCCTCACGACAGATTCCTATTAGGTTGGGAGTATATGGCTCAAACCAAAGAGTTTGATTACACGACAATAAAGCTGTATTTATTTATAGTAACATTAACCCTAGATATTTAAACCATGAGAAAATATATACATAGATTACTCGTAAAAAATTCAATAGTACCTTATAAATCAATCACATTAAAAACGGGCGTAGTTGTAGACCACTACAGAGACGGACTCGTAGATGTAACCTCTTAATTTTTAGTTTTGTTTAATTTTGTTTTAGTTTGCCCTGCCTTAATTGGTGGGGTTTTTTTATATAAGAAACAATATATATTATAATTCGTTTATATAATAGTACTAATACTAATAGTTAGTACCTATTAGATATGAATAAATTAGCTAAAGGCAACGAGGGCTGGTCTACAAAAGCCAAAGGTATAGACCGCCGTAAAAACCCATTCAAGCAATTAATAACAGAGGCAACCTCACAAGAGAACTTTATATCCGTCTTTCAAACGTTAGAGGCAAGCGCGATGTCTGGAGACGTTCAGAGCGCAAAGCTCTACCTAGAGTATACAGTCGGCAAACCAATGCAGAGCGTAGATATAACCTCAGACGGTGGCAGCGTAAATATTCCGACGATTTCTTTTACCTCAGCTATTGACGTAACACCAGAGAATGAGTAGCGTAAACATAAGCCCAAAATTTGCGCCGCTGTTTAATATACCCGACGGCGTGGATACCTTTATCATAACAGGCGGAAGATTCTCTCAGAAATCATTTGCGACGTCTCTAAGCGCTTTAACTAGTTGCACGAAGTACGGGCATCGAATTTTATATTCAAGGTATACAAACGCCTCTCTCAAGGATTCTATATTTGCAGAGGTAGAGGAGAAAATCGAACTTATGAATATGGAGAGCTTTTTTGAGTCGCAGCAAAATAGGATTGTCTCAAAATTCAATAAGAGCAAGATAGTCTTTAAAGGATTAAAGGCAGGCTCTGGAGTCCAGACAGCAAACCTAAAGGGGTTAAAAGATTTCTCTATGTTAATACTAGACGAGGCGGAGGAGATGCAAGACGAGGCAATCTACGATAAGATAGTGCTATCGATTAGAGGGAACGACGCAACCAATCCAAATAGGAATATAAAGGTCTTAATCTTAAACCCTACAAGTAAGGAGCATTTTATCTATATGAAGTACTACGAGAGTAGAGGCGTGCAAGAGGGATTTAACGGTGTGAAAGATAACGTCTGTTATATACATACCTCTTACCTCGATTGTTTAGAGTTTGTACCCGACGAGATACTAGACTATTTCGAGGATATGAAAGTTAGCAATCCGATTAAATACAAGCACGTTGTGCTAGGCTCTTGGCTCTCAAAAGCTGAGGGAGTCGTTTATACAAACTGGCGCTTTGGCGAATTTAACCCCGACGGGTTACAGGTTATTTATGGGCAGGATTACGGATTCACAGACCCGACAACCTTAGTGGCTATTGCTATAGATAAAAAGCGAAAGATAATCTACGCAAAGGAGGAGCTATACAAATCTAAGATAACAATATCGGAGATATACGCAATCAATAGACAGAGAGCAGGGCGTAGTCTTATCATAGCAGATAGCGCAAGCGCAGGAACTATTGCAGAGTTACAAAAGCTAGGTCTTAATATTAGAGGCGCTAAGAAAGGCGCAGGGAGTATCGCGGCGGGTGTGGCACTCATTCAAGACTACGAGCTAGTAGTACACCCAGACTCTACTAATATGGCAAAGGAGTTAAACAACTACGTATATACAGACAAGGGTGCGAATGTATTTTCTGCGATGTACGACCATAGCCTCGATGCTCTGCGTTACGGAGTTTCTCATTTACTAGCTAATCGTGGCAAAATAGAAATAAGGTAAAGAAACAATACTAAGCAAAAATCGTTTTTATTATATGACAGAGACTATCAAAATTAGTGTACCCGAAAATATCGCAGATATTACTCTAGACCAATACGTCAAGTTTGAGGAGCTTAGAGCGCGAGAGGATAAGATGACGGAGCAGGGAATGATTGAGAGGGTTATATCTTTGTTTACAGGAATGAAAAAACAAGATGTAAAGAAATTAGTCTATACAGACTACGAGGGTTTGATGGCTCAGATTATAGCAGCCTGTGAGCAAGACGTAGAATTTGAGGAGCGGTTTATGCTTAATGGAGTAGAGTACGGCTTTATCCCAAACCTAGACGAGATAACGACGGCGGAGTATGTAGACCTCAGCACAATAGGAATGGACTTTAAAGAGATGCATAAAATTATAGCTATCTTATTTCGTAGGGTTACAAGCGAGGACGCTTTCGGTAACTATGAGATACTGCCCTACAAATACGACAAGGCTCTTTGCGAGGAGATGCGAAGTTGCCCTATGAATATAGTAAACGGCGCTCTGGTTTTTTTTTGGAGTTTATCGAGAGAATTAAAGGAGGCTATCCAGAGATATACGAGTCAAGCGGAGGAGAAAAACAGGCAGTAGATTATTTCTCCAAATGGGGGTGGTACGTTACTATTGATATGATGGCAGGCAATGATATACTAAAAATTGACAGAGTGCTAGAAATTCCTGTACATGAGTTTCACACGTTCCTAGCTCATAAGTTAGACAGGCAAAATATGGAGGCAATACTAAGGAAAGGTAATAACGTAACACAATTATAGAATGAACGCATATAGTAGAATATTAAGATATATAAGGAGTTTAGCAGAGCAAGACGTATTTGTTAAAACAATCACAACGGGCGCAGATATTGATTTAAATAAGGGCGATATATTCCCGTTGTTTAATATTGATATAACAGACGCAACCTTTAGCTCAAACGCTACGATTACCTTTAGCCTAAATATACAATGCTTAGATATTAGAGACATTAATAACGAGAATGTAAACGATAAGTTTTACCTCAACGATAACGAGGTAGATAACTACAATGGTACGCTCTCTTGCCTCAATGCGCTTTGGGTTAAAATGCACAGAGACTTTGCAGACAACAATATAACGGCGTCGGATAGTCCGACCTTGACGCAGATTACTTACTCAGACAAAAACCTATTAGACGGGTGGGATATGAGCCTAGAGGTAGAGATGCCAATAGACGAAACTAGCTTTTGCTTTTGGGAAGTATAGCTAAAATATTTGATACTCTAGGGAGTAATGTAGTAAAGCAGGCAAGAGCTAATCTAAAGAAAAAAAAGAAAGGCGATAGTAACCTATCTAAAAACCTATCTTATAAAGTAAAGGGTAGCTCTGTAGAATTTATACTAGCGGATTACTGGGAATATGTAGACGCAGGGGTTAAAGGTGTCGGAGGTAAAAGAGCGGATAAAAAAGTAAAGGGCAAAAAAGTAACGGGCGCAGCTTGGAAACTTAAAAAGGTAACAAATAAAAAGTTTAAGTACACAGATAAAAAGCCTCCGTTTATGGCTTTCAACGGGTGGACTATTCGAAAGGGTATAGCGCCAAGAGATGCAAAGGGAAAGTTTACAAGTCGTAAGAGTTTGCTTTATGCGATTGCAAATAGTGTGTATCACACAGGAATCGAAACGACGCATTTCTTTACAGACGCCCTAGATAATGAAGTACTAAAACTAGGCGACGAGATAGGCGAGGCTTTCGCTCTTGACCTCATCGACGGAATAAATATTAAAAGTGATAACGTAACAATAACAAAATGATAAGAGCATTAAGTCCGTTTTATATAGATACTCCTTTAGTGTATGGGGGTGTAACTTGCGCAAAATATACGCTAAACGTTTGGGTTTGGAATGGCGACAAGTCTACTCCAGACTCTACCAATAGCTACCAGATAACCTACCAAAATACAACGGCGTCGACAGGCTCGCATAGTATAAACATAAACGCTATAATTCAAGACTATATCGAATTTACAGAGCCGTCTCCTACGCTCTCGACGGGTATACAATTAATCGATGGTAACAATCAGCAATGGGTATACACTTACGTAACCTATGACGCAGTCGCTACGTTGTACCACGAGACTACGGATATAATGACGCTAGGGTATGCTTACGGAAACGAGGGCAGAAATGTAACGGCGGTATCTAATCAAACGCTTTTAAATCCTCAAGAGTATAAAGTAAATCGAGAGGGTAACTTTGTCTTTCCTATCTTCGTGCCTACGGGTGCAACCTCTAGCGCTGTGATGGTAAAGTCCTACCCATCTTTAGCGGTTAACTATACGGCAACCCCTGCGCTATCGGACGAGAGTAGCGAGATTGTTCAATACCTTTGGATTGAGTTATCTCTAGCTGTAGACGAGGCTTATGTAGAGATAGTTTGGCAAGGTCAAACCACTACGTTAAACCTAACAGACGAATGTAAATATAACCCCTTAGACGTATTTTTTCAAAATAAAGACGGCGCATTGCAGACGTTTACTTTCTTTAAAAAGCAAGAGGAGACTATAGACATTACAGATAGCAGTTTCGAGACTAACAGAGGGCAGGCGTCGGACGGATTCCATCAATTTGTAAGGTATGGCGTTCAAGGTCGCACTACATTAATGGCGGAGACGGGTTGGCTTGACGAGGATATGAACGAAGTACTCAAGCAAATACTATTAACAGAGCGTATCTGGAGCTATAACGGTACAACTTACACGCCTTTAAACATAAAAAAGACCTCGCAGAAATTTAAGACAAGGCAAAACGATAGG